AAATCTGGTCTACCTTCCCACTTTTCGTGAATGTCATCAGCGAATTCATAAAGGGATGAACATCCCCAATCTCCGCCTCCAGCAATATTGAATACTTTTGTTGTCTCCTCCATGTCGACAGCCTTGCCAATGAGGTGGAAATTGTTGTTGTCTTTGAACCTATTTAGTAAGTGCTCTATTAGCTCCGGGGTTGGTTCAAATGCCCAGACTTCATTGTTTTTATTGTTAACAAAATTTGCTGTGTCATTTCCGTAGTTGGCACCAACTTCAACAATTACCGATTTCATTTGTTGTTCTCCAGGTAGTAATTCAGGTCTTCCGGCGTTCCAATTCCCCACATTTTAGGGACTTCTTTAATTCGAATCTTTTTGCCATCCTGAATGGCTTCATTAAATACTGGGCAGACATAAAACTCATTATTGGTTCTAATGTCTTTTTTAATCATTTGATTTGCATATTTAACATAATCAGAGCCATGCTTCCAGTAATAAATTCCAACAGTTGCATTATCTGAAATTGGGTTCTTTTCTGCAACCTCATCTACAAGACCATCGTCACCAAGTTTTGCGTAAGACCACTTTGGGTGAGTTGCCTTAAATGTAAGTATTCCACCGTCGATACCCTCAGCCCCAAATGCGTAAAGACACTCGTTGCTATTCCAGTCGACTATCTGGTCAGAGTTCGCCATTAATAATGGTTCTTCATTGTCTATCAATCCAGATGCCAATAATGTCGTGCAAGCAGCGCCATCCGTCATTCCATCAACCAGGACAATGTCGCACCCTGGTTTGATGAGTCCCAGAACCTGTTTCAAGTTGTATTTTTCGTAGTGCTCTTTTTGTACAAGGAAAATAAAGTGCGCATCTATGTTTAGGTTCTCGACAACTACCTGAATCATTGGTTTGGCATTAACATCAATCAAGGGCTTCGGGAACGTGTACCCAGCTTGCGCAAATCGGGAGCCGGCTCCTGCCATCGGTATTAAAACATTCATTTTTTCATTCCTCCACGCAACAGGCTTTTTGCCTCTATTTTCTATTTCATCAACAAAACGGATTAAACGTTCCTTGTTAAGGTCGGCAGCATTCTTTATTGCATGAAGGTTTGCGCCAGAACTAAGCGCACCCTCCCTGCCGATATGGGAATCCTCAATAATTATAGTATTAGCAGGAACTGCATCAAGGGAGACCATGCATTTCCAGTACATCTCTGGGTGTGGTTTGTGGTTTCTTACGTCCTCGTTGCTCATTATGTAGCTGACGTATTTGAGGACACCAATTGCATCTAGGGCGGTTATGACCGTATCTCGTATGGCGTTCGAGGCAACAGCAATGCGCCAGCCCTTTTCTTTGAGGGTCTGCATTATGTCAATTGCTACGTAATTCTTGGGGAAATCTGAGAGTATTTCTAGAGTTGCTTTTTGCTTGTCTTCCCAGATTTGCTGATGTTTCGATTCTGGGAGACCTTTTTCTTCAGTCAACATCTTCAACTTTGTTGTTGTCCCAAGACCGTCATATTTGGATAGGTGTTCCTCTTGCGAAATTATGTATTTAACATCAACCCTGCTTAAGGCAATATTCAGTGAATCGTAATGAACGTCGCGTGATTCAATCAAAACACCGTCAAGGTCAAAGATGACGAGAAAGTTATTTTTCATTTGGATTAGGTCCTGCATGCCTGTGCCACTTATTGTGACGAACAATGCTTTTTCCATTGCACTTCATTACATACTTATCACGAACACGCATTGACCATTCAACATCTTCTGCTTCGTTCCATCCACGTGATTCGTCAAGGGGTTCTTCAAGCATCACATGTTTCTTAAGAATAAAGAAACCACCAGATATATACATGTATTGAGTTTGCGTCCAGTCGTTGTAGTCAAGTGACCATGCTTGACCGTGTCCTGGTTTGTCCCACAACGACCAGTCCATTGGGTTTCTAGCGCCATTAATTAAGTACTGAGGACATGAGCAGATATCCCAGTCTGTACCAAATGATTTAAATTCTTCGTACCATTTTTCATCAAATAAGTGATAGTCATGCATTAATGCAATGTTCTCGTATCTTGCATGTTGTACAAGAATATTTTTTTTCCTTGTAATCCACTTTGGCTTGACTGACTCATTAAAGTCAATTTTTACAATGTCCTGTCCGTCTATTCCCGATGAGTCCCCACCTCCAACAATGAGTATCTCAAAGTTTGGAACACGCAAATTGCGAATATTGGCTACCATTTCGGCAAGTCTCTGCTTATCCTCGTAAACGGTAATTATTCCAAAAGTAAAAGATATATCAGTCATGATATTCCTGGATACCGTACAAAATGTGCCTGAATGTTGAGTCCCATTCGGAACCTCTAGCTTTAACTGTAAAGTTTTTTAGGTTTTCTAGATTTACCTCAATGTCATCTTTTCTCTTTTGTGGGTCAAGAAGCTCATCAAAATGATATTCCCAATCATCCCAATTATAGGCAATTCTACCTATTCCCGATTTTGCAAGCTCCAGATACTCTGGTGAGGGTGATGCTATAAAAGGAATACCAGCAGCTGCGTACTCTAGGCCTTTTATGTAAGATTTGGCGTCATTGAATCTAACATTACTCAAAGGTACTATGCCTATATCCATATGCTCAAACAGCTTTGGGTAATCACTTATGGGAAGCATATGGGAAACCGTTGAGCGAGCAATGTCCACCCCAACCATCTCGTGTGCCAATGGGGCATCTGAAGTATGTCCAGAATGATGAAAATTTAACTTATTTTTTTTCATATATTCGCCAAACTTTGGACCAAGAACTTCCAAATCGTTTGACCTCCATGGAGTGGCCCCAACCCAGCCAATTGTTGGTTTATAGGTATCTTTAACTTTTCTTCTTTTCCATCTGTCCAAATCTATGCCATTCCTAACAAGGAAAACATTTTTATGAAACTGTTTGTAGTAATCTAAAAGAAATGGAGTAGAAACAATCAGCGCATCAGCTTGATTGATGATGCTTGCATAATGCTCTCTGTTCACTTCTGGGTTTTTCTTTGGGTCTGTTGTTTCAAATGCCCTATTTGTTGGCTCTAACCCATCAAACCAGTCGTCTATATCAACTATTATTTTTTGACCAAGTCCTTTTGCTATGGGCATAAATTCAGAAAAAGTTTTATGCATAATTAACTTAATTACTATCAAATCCCATCCGTGAATAGCTTTATCGTTCTCGATTAACATGCCAACACCTTTTGTTGGGTGCAATCCAGGTAGTCCCATACCGCAAATCCATCCATACCTAGTTTGAATTTCATCCATTGGCAACTTGCACCTATAGTATGAACAACCGTTTGGTTGAATTGGCTGCAATCCGAAAGACCAGTCTGTGGTCAAAAATGCAATCGTGGGTTTCCTTATTTCTTCGCTCATTCTTAAAATACTAGTATATTTTTATTGCTCGATGAATCCGCCGGCCAAAAATAAGGCATGTCTGGACCTACTTCGCCGAATATTGGAGCATAGTATTCTGGCATTTTCCGGAGAAGGTTTGATTTATGACTGTCGTGAAGACGCTCATCTCCAATCCATGGAGGGAGAATCTCCATGCTTGGTTTAACTAACAATGAAATTTTTTCTAGGCATGTATCTTTGTAGCCCATTGCCAGCCATGCTTTGCATACCTCAACCCCGTAAGCGGACAATGCCGGCTCAAACCCAACCCACATCTTTACAGCTGGGTGACTTTTCCACCCATAATCTGGGTCCAATAAGCTCTTCAAAATCTGAAGAGTCTCGACGCGTTGTTTACCTAACCTCCTGTAGTCCAATACTGATGCCGACTCACGAAAGCTTGAATATGGTAAAAATGTTTGCATGAATCCATAGTACCCTTTACCCATGAATACGGCAATGGATTTTTATGGAAATAAATAAAAAAAGCGCTCCGCAAAATACAGTAATTGACATAATTAGAAAAGGTCAATGGGGTGATGTTGTCTACCTTCATAAGCTCTCGTGCGGGCACATGGAACCACGCAAGCGGCCAGCCAAGACCGAGAAAATAGCGTGCTCAATGTGCGTTATGGCATCAACATTTACAAAAATGTCTGCAGAGTTTGTCAGGACCGGCGTTGGGTACGAGGGCTACGAAGACATAGAAATAAAAGAAAATCAATCCGAAATTGCATTATCTTCTCTTCAGGATGAAGTTTCGAGAATGACTGTATACATCGCCAAGAAACTAAAAGTATCCGCAGACGACATCACTATTTACATCGAGGAGTCTGATGATGGGTCGAATATAAGTGGTGGCTCAATCTTCCTAGATAGAGACTCTTTATTTAAAATTTTAGAAGAAAATTAATCTTCGTCGTTCACAGGAGAGCTTTTTCTGTTTTTCTTTCCAACCGGACCACGCAGGTCATGAGTTCTCTGCGGATGTCCTGTTGGGAGCCGGTTTCGTTTTTTTCCAGCCTTAGTACCGGCAACAGTTTCTGTTTCTTTTGTTACTGGATTGATTCTGGTTCTGCCTGATGATTTTGAGTTGTTATTTGCCACAAGTGAATAATAACCCAATGCAGGTAGCGCTGGTTACTACTTTCCCTTTTTGCACCTATGCGCATATTCTGCGCCCCACTGGCAAGGGTCCCATGGGCCCCACCCGGATACCCTCCAGAGCAACAGGCCGGCCCTAAGGTTTGTTTCTGCGTCAAGAAGTGGTTTCTGGTTACAAATGCTCATCTCGTTGCACAGTAGCGCCCACTGATTCCTGCTTTTGTCATAATTCACTCCATTAATCTGGAGCAAACCACTGTCAGAGGGATGCGACATTGTTGCCATCTTGATGATATTGCAGTCACTATCAACAACTGAGCCGCCTATGCGATTAGGACAGCCGCCTGATTCACGTAAAACGATTTTTTTAAGCCTAGGAATCTGCTTTGCCGGCCAGCCCACGCTTAACGCCATTTTCTCAAGCCAGGAAACATCTCCGTGGCTGAACTTTATTGTTTCAAGACTGTTGATTTCGTTAATTTTGTCATGCTGAATCAGCCTTGCAGATTCACTGCTAATAACCGCTACTGGAGCTTTTGCCTCCATTGCGCCTACTGCAGAAAGACCCACCTGGGCAACCATTATAAAAAAAATAGCGTAAATACCAGTTTTGATGTTCAATTAAGACTCCTTGTTTAGGTGTATGGGATAGCGAGCAGGTTCGACCCTTGGGGACCTAGCTCAGTTTAAAAAAAACCTTTCGTGTATCCATACATCAATTATAGCCCTTTTGTCTTATGTTGCACAATTTTGTTGTAGTTTTGAGAAAATTAAAACCTTACAGGCAAAGGGTTTGAATTTGATTGCGTAAAAATGTATATCAATTCACAGATTTTGCTATGAATTCTAAAAAAATCAACCATTGCTAGCAGCAAGAAACTGATTGGTTTTTTCTACTTGCCTATGCTTTGCATATAAAGGACTTCTCGCAGCATATTCAAGATTGAGCGTCTTGTACGACCCGCCAACCGACTGCATTAATACGCCAGCACAACCTGTTTCTTCACATGTCTCCCTAGAAAGTTCCTCATATTTTTCAAGAATTGCCCACATGGTGTCCCTCTGTTCTGGGGTCGTGTAATTACTCGGTGCCATGTGGTAGCGAAGCCCACCGAACTTCTGCTTGATTTGAAGGATGGTGTATTTTGCGTCAACCGCAGTTAGTTCTTTATCGCAATCAATGATGAGTTGATACCAGCCCTCATCAACCTCTATGGCAGAACGATAGGGAGGTTTTATCTTTTCGACAAGCTGCTGGACCTTGGTAAAGGTGTTGTCCATATTAAC